ATCATTAGGATACGCCTGTAGAATAGGCATTGCTTCAATAGCTTCTCCATAAAAAGCCGATCCAGACGGATGGTTTGGATTGTACAAAGTGTAGTCAATTTCATCATCTGCCAAAGAGAATTGAGTGATCCTGAAAGATCCGTCGTTCTTCGCCAAGAGTTCTCTTCCTTTTTTAGTAAGGATGGCATCAACTACTACCGAAGTGCTACTTAAATATGACATAAAAAATGTATGGTTTTATAAATAAATATTAGGTGACAAAGAAATTATTCTACTAAGAAGTTATACCTACTAGAATCTATCAAATTCTGCTGTTTTAACGACTTGATGACATTACCTGCATTATCCCTTACCTCAGGATCTATATACTCTGGGAATAGTATACCTATCTCCTGAATATTATTATCTTTTGGACTATATCTCAAAATGACATTTGTTTCATCAGCTATGTGTTTCCAAACAATATACCTACAAGATCTCCATCTCGCCCCTGTTACATTTTCAATAGGTACAGTAGATCCTGAAGAGAAAAGTGCCAAGTTTATAGTTCTATCAACATCTACTAATATAGCAGATCCCGTTTCACCAGATCCTGTAACTGATGTGGATTTTATTATATATTCAGAATTTTCATTCCAACCTAATCTAGACGCAGAATCATAAAAAGATATTCTATCACCTGTAGATAAAGTGAACGGGAATATAACAGGATCTAAGGTTGAAGTAGACCATGAAGGATCTGATGTAGATTTGAAAGTTATTCCATTACTAGCTGAATAGAAAGCTAAAGTAGAATTAAATACTAATTGATTAGATTCAGAGATAAAATATATACAGGGATTAGAGCTAGTTACTTCTGTAGTGTAGTAAATAGCAGTCGTAGTTCCACCACCACCGCCGCCGCCGCTTCCTATTTGAGAAATAGCATGTATGTATGTAGGCTCGCAAGCAACAACTCCTGAAGGCCAGTGAATACTTCCGGCTCCTGCACTACTACCATTTCCATTTTGGTACGCTTGATATATAGTAGCTATGCCTTGTCCAGCTGAAGTTCCCCCTGAGCTTACTAGAATAGAAATATCTCTTATAAAACCAGGAGAACTGTTACAAGTAGTATCAGGTTGCATTGGCGTTTTCACAGTAACAGAAACATCTGTTGGAACTGTAGAATTGTAAGAAGCTGAAACATAGATATCATATCTAGATTGTATGCCATCTACATTTGTTTCTTCAGACCACCAAGTAATAGACCAATTTGATGTATTAAATACTGGATTATTTTGATCAATTCCTCCACCTGGTCCACCAACTTGAATTTCTACATCTACAGGACTATTTAAAGTGTATGTTTGAGGTTGAGCAGAACCACTAACATTATGTAATATAGGAAGGTATCTAAATCCACCTTCTGCAATGTCTGTATCAGGTGAATTTAACAACTGCTGAACATAAGGATTAGATTCATCATAATCAAACAAAGATATATTTGCTGTTTGTCCTCCTTTATATATGTTCTGAACAGAGAATAAATTCTTATTAGCTTTAGTTAGATCTAATACATTCTCATTATTATCAATCAAATATTTAATCTGAGCGTTTGATCTTCCAGGTAAAAATAATGACGAAGTATAAACATCAATCAAATAAGCATATTGATATTTAATCTTATCAATTGCAGCAGTTTTACCATAAGAAGAATCACCTGGTGTCCATGTATTATAGGTGGCGCTATATGTTTGAGATCCTGAATATCTTGGGACTATAGATCTTTTTAAGTTATAGTTGTAGTCTTGTACTTGAGCAAAAGGATTATTAGGATTCGTATAAGCAGCATAGTTATTTACTTGAGATTCACTTATAGAATAAGTTACTGCATTATAGTTAACAGGCTTTAATTGATCTGAATTGTAATCTAGATCTAACAGAGTTTGAGATTTTACAGATGTAGAAATGTTTTGGTACGTTGCACCTAAAGATACTTCTATAAATCCTGATCCTGTTCCTGGAAGACTAGACCATTCATCTTGATCAAATGCTTGACCATTAGTTACTTCTATTTTAGATCCACTGAGTTCACCATTAAATCTTTCTATTCCTCTAGAACTCGTGTATGAAGCAAGTCCTATTGGAGTTAAAACAAATCCATCCCAATAAGTAGATCCAGAAAGAGCACCTCCATCTGAACCTGATACTTCAACCATGTCAATAGATTGAGAGTAATCTTGGAATGACATGCTAGGTTCGTTTCTAGCATATTTGTTTCTTTCATATAAGTGAGACTTTACAATAATACCTGTAGATATATTTGATCTAGCAGGAATAAAGTCTTTTATAGTTTTGAATATTGTGTTGTTATAAAACTTAAGTAGTCTTATATACTCCCAAATACTATTAGGTTGCGTATAAGTTGTAAAGTAGGCATTACTTGCACTTACAAGGTTTTCATATGAAGAGGAATACTGATCTGATGGTTTTCCTATTAATTGATCAATATCAAAATAACCTTGTGATGCAGTTATATTCTGATTAATGATATCTGCAGTTGAAAAGCCTACTTCTACAGTTTTACTATTTAATCTATTGTTTTCATTATAGTACTGAATAGTAGTATATGGAGAAAGTAAAGATGAGGATAGAGTTAAACTTCCTGTAACATTACCATTAGATCCAGTAGCAATAGTTACTTTATAATCAGATGTGTTTAAATCATATATACCATCCGTAGTTGTATCAGGGTTTCCTCCAAACTCACGAACAGTCAAGATACCGTCAGGAATACCATAAGTAGCAACTAATGCCTTAACACCTCTTTCTGTACCTTTTGTTTTAAGTAAGTAAGGAAGGTTATGGTAAAGTCTTTTATATAACTCGTCCTGTATAGTTTGAGCAGGAAGAGTAGTTAAGCTTGAAGTAACATAGTTAGTTATAATCTCTGAACCTGTTGGAGGAAGCAAGGATCCATCTGGGTTGATTCCAAACAACGTATAATAGAGGTTATCTGATACGTTTGAGTTCGTATATAGATTGAAGCCTAAGCCGCGTAATGCGTCAGAAACGAGGTCTAATGATATACCTTTATCTGGGTTATTTACAGCATTAAACCTATTTGAAACATCTTTATAGTAGATCCAAATATTATCAAAGTGTTGTCCAACCATATCAAGGAAAGTGATGTACGGTTGGTTTGCAGGATCATCTAACAAGTATTGAGGAGCAGACCCATGAAGTATATCTTTATTTGTAGTATCTTGGTAAGATGCTGACCATAAAAGAGACTGAGTTCCTGCACTTGGTATGGTTGTTTCAGATCCTATGAAACTACTTGCTTGAGATGAAGTTACAGAATATAGCTGATAAGGTTGTGTAGATGTACTTTTTGGCCAAGCAAAACTTGATGAATCAAAATACAAAAAGTATTCATAAGGATCGAAGTTCTTTACAATATTATCTATTTGGCTTTGTAGTATTGCAACACTAGCTGTAACAATAGGTGCATTAGTACCTCCTTGAACAATATTTTTTTGAGCAGTAATGTCAGCACTAGCAGATTCAATTAATTGTAGTTTATAAACAAAATTGTTTACTCTTTCTACTGCACTAGACCAATGAACAAAGTTATTAAAGCTTGAATAGTCTACATTTATTTCAATCGCTCTATCTTGATAATAGCTACTTAGCTTCTGAAACGATGAGCTAATAGGACTAGTTAATAAGTTATTGTAATTATAATACGGAGTAGTTTGGCCGTTTCTACTATTTACTCTTACATTAAAATTAGGTCCACGAAGTCTATTTAAATCTTCAGTAACATCTATTTGTACCTGAATATCAACATCAAAACTTACAGATTCAGCAACTTTATCTATTAACCACAATTGTGATTTTACATCAAAATCCACAGGAAGAGGTTCATAAAGTTTAACTAGTAAGTATCCTCCTTGATCGTCTTCTGTATAAGCTACATTATTTGCTGTTACTAATTGGTTATTACCAAAGTTAAGATAAAATACAGGATAATAATTCTTTGTGGTTATATAAGCCTGATACTGTGCAAATCCATCTCTAATTGATGTATTAGGAAGTACTTGTGAAGCTAATTTTAATTCTGTTCTAGAGGTTGAAATTTCTTTAATCCAATAGAATGTTCCAAATTGAGAATTAAATAACTTCCTATAAAAGTTATATTGAGTGTTTAAACGACCTCTATTAAAGCCCCTATTTTTAAGATCTCTTTCAGGATCTAAGTTTAATGCAGAGTATGTATTATTTTGAGGGTTGTTTAATAGAAAAGGATAATAGTCAAACGCATCATAGTCTTGATCGAGTAGTTGTCCTGATTCATCATATATGAATAACTCCATATAGTCATTGGAAGCACCAAAGCTAGAATTAATAAAGTTAGATGTAACTAACTGTTGATCTTGTGGAGTTAATTCTACCGGCTGCTTTCCTTCTCCTGAATATGTGATATTGACTAATTCCATTATATTATATCGTTAATACTAGTAAACGATTGGTTTAAATCTAACAATTGTTGACGAAGTGAATTAATTTCTTCTATGAGTGCTTGTTTTTCGTTGTCTATAACAGAACCTCCTATATATTGTTGGCTTCTTTCCACCAAGTAAACATGTGAGTTTATAGATCCTGAAACAGGGATATCAAAAAACAAATCGTCATAATATTGAAAGAACTGATCTACAGTAATTACACTAGCAGTTACCTCTGTGGTGGGCACTACTAATTCTGTAAAACTAGTGTCTACAGCCTTTGTATAAGTGTTAACCCCATAAATCTCTTTAACTAATTCTACATTAGCCATTATCTAACTACTTTAAATATTAAGTTATTATCTACTTCTACAGATTCTCCATCAGAGAAGTTTGTTCTTATTAATACTTTGTAATATCTTTCTGGTTCTAGGCCGTTCATATACAAATTAAAATAACTACTTGTTGCATCACAACTAATCTTTGTATAAGAAGTATCAAAATCAATTACCATATCTTCTGTCTTAGCATCCTGAATTGCCCAATAAGATGTTTGAGGAAGAGCTTTATTGGTAGTATATAATGATGATGTAGTAAATACCCTTTGAGGATATTTGTCTCTAGCATTAATCATCATCTTATATTTACCTGTTCCGTATTTATATTCGTTTAAGTTATTTCCCAACGTAATTACATTATTAGTATTGTTTATTACGCTCAGACTTCCTGTAATAAAAGAACTATCATCCCATCTAATTTCTAATGACGGAGGATATATTGTATGAGTATCTACAGAGAAGAAGCTTAAAGCTATATAACTTCCTGAATTATTTTCAACTGCATTAGGATGCTTCAGGATAAAACCTGCATTCCTTGATCCACTAAACCAGTTTGATACAATAGAAGTTACATTAACATTGATATCTTTATCATCTTTATAACTGAATGACTGGCTTACAGATGAAGTTGTCCAAGAACCACCACCAGGAGTTAAAAAGTAAGAACTTCCTGCACCACCTGCCCAGCTAGCACTAGTTGTAGCAAATGATGAAGTACTATACCAACAAACACCGTTTCTTGTTTGAGGATCATCGGCAGCTTTTCCTGTACCCATATCCCAAGATTGAGATACCTGTCTAATTTCAACACTATAAGTTGTATTTAAATTCTCAGCATTTGCCAGATATAGTCTTAGGTATGTTTTCCATGATCCTGTTGCATACGACTGAAGAGTATCTAGATCTGAATCTTCAAATAAGATTAAAGATCTTCTAAGATCATCTGCAAGAATAGGCTCTGAAGGGACAGGATCTACAAAAAAGTTTGTAGGGTTAGGTGAATTTTTTACAGCAACTTCTAATATTTCATCAAGGCCTGCATTTGCTGCTGGCTTCTTTGAATATATTGAAGCGTCTGCTGTAGGGAATATTTTATATACTGCCATTGTTTTTCTTTTATAATGTTACTACACGACCTTGTATATCTGTATTAGGGAACTTTACTTCGAATATAGAAGGATCTAGTGAAGGATAAATTACACCATTTAAAGTACCTGCTGAAATATCATAAGAGTACTTAGAATAGCCATTTGCTTCTCCTGATTTATTTACAATGTTAACAGACTTAACTGTTTGAACTCCTTCAATAGTATCTAATAAAGAATATATATCTCCTAAAATAATTGGTTCGTTAACTTGCCAATTGTCTACAGCAAAAAAGTCTTGTAGAGCTAAAATAGATCTAGCAACTACATCTTGGCTAGTATAGTTTGGTCTAATAATGATATCAAAATTACAACCGATGTTTATAATATATGCAGGTTTGATAGCTACAGAATCAGTAAGCATTCTATAATCTTTCAAATATGTTTGTATGTTTTGAAGTAGAGCAGGTGAAGGATCTGCTAAATTACCGTTAGCATCTAAACCTAAAACATAAAGACTTACCAACAAAGGATCATATTGACTAGTGTTTGCTAACATATAATTTCTAAATGTAGCATCATCTTTTGTAACATACGCTTTAGACACTTTACCATATCTACTAGGCATACTTAATGTTCTAGCTAGATAGTCTTCTTGAGTAACAGCTCTTAACTGTGTAGGGAACTCTGAAGCTATGTTTAGTCTAAGCTCCTCTATAGTATCACCGTCTCCACCACCTTTGGCAGGATCAAGGTTATTTACAGCAATAGTATTTTGAAATCCTGTATTTCCTGATACAGTATATGAAACAATCTGAGTTAATTGGTTGGATAATACGTTTGCTGTGGCACCACCACCTACCAAGTATTGGAATGTAACTGTTGTATTCTTTGGAGCTAATCCATAAGTTTGTGTAGTTACAAAATTAGTCGGATCAAATGAACTAGAGAGCGTACTAAGACCCCCACCTGTTAAACCAACGCTTACAGCATTAGGATTAGGAAGAACAGCGGTATCTGCTACTGAATTTATACCTGAACCAAATTCAATATCTAATGTTCCGTCTGTTTTAAATCTTGATACAAACCTTCTTGGAACTTGTAACTTTTGAATCATGTATGGAACTTGATTCTGATATTGATACAAGCTAGGATAGTTAATAGCAGTGTTCTCAACAGGCTTTAATATATAATCTTGTGCCAAATAAGGTACTTCATACCAAGTATTACCATTTGAATCCTTAGCATCAAGAATTGTTATAATTGAATTATCTTGAATAGATACCGTACTAAATCTTTGAGCAGCCCCAAATGTAAAAGATTGTGTTTTAACTTGGCCTGATATTGCTTGAACTGTTTTCTTTAGTAAGTAAGATGTAGGTATATTAGAACCATCTACGGTATAAACTTCAACTGTTGTTGGGTCTAAAGAGGATGAAGTTGTAAAGTCAACCTTTTGAGGAACATAAAACAAAACAGAACTATCAACATTAGACTTTACTTGCATACCTTGCTCTATAGTCATTGCATAACCGAAATCAGGAATGACAGAACTTCCTGAACTAACAGCTGGTAGTTGTTGATAAACATCTATATTTACAATCGCAGCTGATGTAACTTTTGGTCTATAACCTAACATATAGGCCATAGTGTATAAGTTATCTTTTTGTTTTGCGTACTGTAAGAAAGTCTCTTGAAGTTGATTATCAAGATAAAAGGAAAGCACATCTCCTACATAAGAAGCCATTTCAATAAACATGCTACCAGGTGACGCCTGAGTAAAATCATTATATACTGTAGGATAATAAGACTTGGCGTACTCAATCAAATCTTGTTTGAATGTAGTAAAGTCTTTATTCAGATATTTAACATCTATTTGATCTGGCATTTTTACATGTTTTGAATAGTCAGTGTAACAGAATCATTTTCATTTGATCTTAATAGTCTATAACTGAATTTTATGTTTATAATATTATAATCTGGTTGACCTGTTACGTCTAGATTTATAATCTGTACGTTAGGGAAGTTGTTTTCAATTTGTGTCTTTAATGACTGTTGGATGTCATCAAAGGTATCTATATCGATTTGTTCAAATAGCCTAGCTCTTAATCCGGCTCCAAAATTAGGATTGAATGGTCTTTCTCTTGGGTCTGTCAATAAGAAGTTAATTAGGTTATATTTGGTCTGATCTTTAGTTGTATATACGGTTTGAAATACGTTTGTAGAAGAAAAAGGGAGTGATACTCCAATTCCGGTTGAAGGTTTTAAGTCTACTACTGATATTTTCTTTAGTCCGTATGCCATTAGATTTGTCCTTGTGCTTTAAGTTTTCCCATTAGGGCTGAAAAGTCTGGAACCTCATTGATCTGAACAGCATCGATATTAGAGCTTGGTCTAGCCGATCCTAACATTCCTTGGACTGATCCAACTTTAACTTGATTAGGGTTTGGTTGAAAACCTAGTGCTGGATGAACATCTTGAGTTGTCATAGAAAAATCCTCGTTCAGCATGGTTTTGGCAGTATCATTCAAGAATGCTGCCATTGGATTATGGTTGCTGAATTTAATTTGAGGTTTGGACGCCTGAGTGTTTAATGTTCCAGGTATCTTACTTTTAACTTGTTCTTGAAGGCTTTTTTTCTGGTCAACCATTACTGGAGAAGAATACTCTTTTAATAGTTTAGGAAGCTCTTCTTTAAGAACAGCTCTAAGTTCTTCACGAATTAACTTTCTTAGTGCTTCAGACTGTGACATATCTTATAAATATTATTTTTACGAGTTTACAAAACCTATATTATATTAGATGTAAACCTTCCCAGAGGATCAGCTCCGTCTAAGTTGGTCTTTAGTTTGCTAGATTCTTTTGCCATCATAGCCTGTACCTTTTTACGAAGAGCCCTTCCACCAGGTAGATTGTTTACAAAGGTCGTCAGACCTAGTTCGTCAGTTTGTTCTTTAATACTCTGTATATCCTGGGTATTTACTACTACATCCTCAAGACTTAGATCTTCATCTCCTAAGAACCTTAATGATTCTAGGACAGTTAAAGTATCTTCTGATGATATTGATCCCAGATTAAAGGTAACTAGACCTTTTGATACCAACAAGGTTTTAACTTCATTTACTATAATTAGATCTAAAGAAGCAAACGTAGGAGTAGATTGAGCTGCTATATATCCTTGACTGTTCCTAGCAACACCAAATCTTCTTTTTAAACTTATACCCTCATCAGTTACCTCTTCTGTAACTATTTCTATAGTGTATTCACCAAATTGCCTATCTATTTTTTGGCCTGATGTATTATATTTGTCTAAGAAGTCTTGGAGTTCTGCTCTTGTTGAATTAAGATTATTTATTAGATCATCTATTTCTTGCCCTAGCTCTGGATTGCATGACTCTAGGTTTAGTTTAATTAAATTTAATTTATATATGATATCTTGAATACCAACAAGGATTGTAGTTACACAAATTGCCATTAAATTAAGAACGGCATTTATCTGATTTAGTCTCTTAATAAGCCTCTTTTCTCCTTGTTCTTTTAAAACAGACTGGTAAATATCACTAAACTTGGTAGTTACTCCTGTAGTAGTAGATATATTTGGTATAGGAAGTGCTATAAAGAAAGTCTTTATTACATTATATATTTTAATTAATATGATACATATTTTAATTATAACTCTCCCTACATTAATATAACCTAATAGTTTTCTTCCTATATTATTAATATTATTAGCACTATTTATAATTTGTTTTATCAGAGGTAAGAACCTTGGAATATCAATAATTTTAGTCAACCTCGCTATTTGTTCTTGAACTCCTCCATCTGTAATAGTGTTGGCAAAGTTAAGAAAAGAAGCAGGAGAATTAAGTGCTATGATTGCAATACAATACGCTTTTACCTTTTCTATTAGTCTTAATAGTTTTTGTACTTCTGCTTGATTAATACTATTTATGTTTTGGTATTGGTTAAATTTACCTAATACATCTTGAAGAAATCCACTGATTGAACTTGCTTGAGGAAATGCTTTATTAAACTCAGGATCGTTTAATCCAGTTTCTGGGCTAAGTACAGTTGAGAATATAGTATTTACTTCTTGTATCAAAGAATACAATCCCAATCTACTTTCTGGGTTATTGAGATCACCATAACTATTATAGTAACCATCAATTAGTTTTTGCACTTCAAATGCTTGTTTTTGTATAAACCATTTTGATCTAACTAAAGAACTGCCTGTTGTAGGAGGATTATTAGGATTAAAAGATTCACCTCCAGGTACTTCATTTATAAGATAGTTTATGATATCACAGTAGTTAATGCCAACCAAGTCAGATAGTGTATTTGATATACCTTTATCTAAAGCTTTTTGTATCTTATTCGCTGTAGGATCATTCTGCAATTTAAATTTGCCGTAAAATATCTTATTTATGCTACTCTGTGCACTAATAATAAATTTAGCTATAATACCAATAACTTTTTCCAACCCTTTTGCGGTAGTAGTATTGATATTTAGTTTATCATTTCCTAAATTTATTATGCTTGCCATTATTTAGTAAATGTATTTTTTGACAATATAAAGTTTGATTGTAGTGTCTCAACCAATCTATTAGATTCATCAGCTAGTATTTTACCAGCAGAAGCTATATATTGCATACTAGCACCTAGATCACTTTCTGATGCTTGTGACATCAACATTCCTGCATTTGCAATATTATTCAATAGAACTATAAGTTGTTGATTAAGATTAATTCCTAAAACAACTGGCTGACCTTCGGCTCTAGCATTAGGCCCAAGTTCTATAATAGGAGAATATAGTTTTATTCCTTCATTTGCATCAAGATTAATAGTCTTTGTTGATGATAATGAAACAGCTTGTTTTCCAAATAAAAAGATAGCATCTGTTTTAGAGTGTAGTGTAACCCTATCAGATGTTAGAATTAACTGATTACCTTTATATGGA